CTCTGGGCGAATCCAGGCACTGCAATCGATCTCACTAATCCATTAACCTCCGACGGCATGATGTTGTCCTTGATTAGTAAAGACAATGACTCTTTATCCATTATGGTTGCCATAAGTTGCCAGAATGCTTTAGCATCTAAACCTATCTCCCTTCTCACGAGCTCATTCTGTAATTGCGGGGCAAGACGGCCATCACGTATAGTCTTACAAATCTGTTTAACTGGTATTGAGCTAATCTCATGGCCTTCTATGAATGTTCTCTTACATAACTCCCCAGCCGGTCGTAAAGTAGCTCCGTACTCTATAGACTTACTAAAGTTGATTACGATCCCGTGGGATGCAGTTATCACTTTGTAATTGGAAGCGACCGCAGAATTAGTTAGAGCACAGTCATCTCCAACAATAGCATATCTTGTATAATCAGATGCTTTCGCTCGCATCGCGGCGACCTGGATTATGACATGATGTATTAATGCTAACATCGGGAATGACGACCGTGCACCCATAGGCTGACCTACATTGTATGGACGTAGGAATGCATCAGGACACAAGTACTTTCTCCCTACCAAGATCTTGCTCCACGCTTGACCATAAGAGGTTGATCCCATCAAATGAGAAAGAACTGTTGCTTGAAGTTCGATAGGTATTCTATCAGTTGCAGCAGTTAAGTCAAAACAATTCAGCTCGTTAGTAGGATCCTTAGTCCATCCTTTCATTCTTGCGACGACCGCGTCCTGATTAAATGAACCGTCCATTGGTAATTCTTTCAAAAAGGAATTGACAGTGTTATGCAATGGTGAGAGCGCCATCTGACTCCAGTAATCCAATGCCGCAACTATTCTGGCTTTACCACCCCATTCTTCTATCACAGCGAGCTTACCTAAGTAAGGGTACCGTTGTGGTTCCAGATCATGTTCCGGAATACGAAGAGTTCCCTCCATATCATCGACCATGAAGTTCATTCCCGACTCTTCTAGGAAGGTACAAAGTTGCTTAAACAGATCAGGGTTCGCAGCCCAAGCCCTTACATCTGAATGAGCACTCCAAGTCGATTGTCCATTAGGGCCCATCGACGATAGGACCTCATACTTGAAACTCGCGACATGGTGTTCATACGCCTCTTTGAACAAGTCAGGGGTAATACCTAGATTAACGAGAGCAGCATGGATCTCTGACAGTTTGATCTTATTCTCAACACTACCCTTCTCGAGCATCTTAAATGGATCAGTGATGGTACTATAGTTCGGCTTCGCGGGTATCACGATCACCCGGTCCATCGATAGCATAGCAAAGATAGTCCTGTGGAAGAAAACACAAGCACCGAAGTCATTCTCGGC